GTGCTTTTTTTGCGGAAATATACATTTGTTTTTAAGAAAAAAGTAGTTTCAGACTATTTAAATAACGAAGGCGGCTACAAATATCTTGCACATAAATATCAAATAAATCGTACACTGGTTAGACATTGGGTAAGGATTTATAACTATCATGGTTGGGAAGGCTTGGTTGGAGGTGGCAAAAGCTACACTACAAAATTTAAACTTGATGTTATAGAATATATGGAAACAAATGGTCTTTCTATCCAAGAAACTGCTAAAAAATTTAATATCGGTTCAAATAGAACTCTAAGTAAATGGATAGAGCAATATGAAGAAGGCGGTGCTTCTTCACTTGAGAGCCAAAAAAGGGGCAGAAAAATTAGTATGAATTCCAAGCTAAACATTCCTAAAAAACTTAAAGATGAGTCTCTTGAAGAAGAAGTTATTCGTTTAAGAGCAGAGAACGCATATTTAAAAAAGTTAGAAACCTTGATTCAAGAACAAGATTTGAGCAAGAAGAAATCAAGGTTAAAACAATCCTTCAGCTCAAAAAAGAATTTAAATTGAATCTATTACTTTCAATTGCACAATTAGCGAAGTCAACTTATTATTACTGGGTAAAAAAATTAGATAAGCCAGATAAATATAGCAAGATAAAGCAAGAAATTACAGCGATTGTAAAAGAATCAAGAAACTCTTATGGTTATCGTAGAGTCACTTTAGCGTTAAAGATGAAAGGATATACAATCAATCATAAAACAGTTAGAAAATTAATGGCCCAAATGGGACTTACCTGTCAAATCCGAATAAAGCGATATAAATCTTATAAAGGAACAGTAGGAAAAATTGCCAAGAATGTGTTAAAACGAAATTTTTCAGTAGATACACCCAATAAAAAATGGGTGACAGACGTCACTGAATTCAAGATAAAAGGAAGAAAAATCTATCTATCTCCTATACTTGATTTATTTAACGGAGAAATAATTAGTTATAGTATATCAACTAGTCCAACATATAAACTGATTGAAGAAATGCTTCAACAAGCAATTAAAAAAAAGGGAACTGAGGGTTCACTGATTCTACATTCAGATCAAGGATGGCAGTATCAGATGCCACAATATCAAAAAAAATTAAAAGAGAATAACATTATTCAAAGCATGTCTAGAAAAGGAAATTGCTTAGATAATTCTGTAATAGAAAATTTTTTTGGTGTGCTTAAATCAGAGTTTTTTTATCGAGAAAAATTCCGATCAATTGAGATATTTCAAAGTAAATTAAATGAGTATATTAGGTGGTATAATAACAAAAGGATAAAACTAAAGTTAAATGGACTATCTCCAGTAGAATATCGGAAACAGTCCATTAAATAGTTCAACTTTTGGGGTTCAGTTCACAATGAGGGGCTTTTTTATCGTTGCGGAATATTCAAATACCAACGCTTATCATGAAAATCTTGTGCTCCGTCTTTAGTGTTCCCTTTTGGATCATTCGTTGCCCGCATCATTACATAGACTTTCTTATTAGGAAAATTACGCATATTGAAAGATACATGATAACCAACATTTCCAGAAGTATTATAAGCTTGATTTACATCTGGTCTATAAATTCCATCAGCTCTTACTCGAGCTAATTCTTTTCCAGTATTATAGTCCATAATGAAAATATACTCGTATTTATAATTAGCAATGTGCCATCCAGCTACATGCAAGTTCGCATTTTCGATTTCCCCAAACTGATCAATGTGAGAATGATTCGTTCCATCTGTTAAAGTCGGATTAGCTGCACCTGCTCTAGTTGGATCAATGACTGGTTTATCATCTGAAGTAGTTGGATTTTCATCGGTAAATCCATGAGCTAAATCATAAGCAAGCTTTTCTTTGCTTACGCCCATTTCAGAAAGATAACCGTAAGGATCTGTATGATCTCCCCAAATATTTTGCGTTACCCATAAATGCGATTTGATTCCTGGTTGGTTATAAGGAGTATCCAATGTTAATGGAATACCATATTTCATTGCTGAATCTCTAGCCAATTCAACGTATGCCTTATAGTTTTTCTCAAACGTTGCTTTATCATGTGTGTGCTGTAACTCAATCTGCACAGGACTGTTGGCATTAGCATACGAACCAGCCCCGTACTGTACATAACCAGGTTGTCCGACTTGATAAACAATTCCACCGTCTCCCACAATATAAGCAGTGTAAGCGCTAGTCCATGAACGTTGCATATACTGCGCTTCATTTCGTCCTGTTGCTGTTTCGTTAGCCGTCTCATGCAGTAAAATGTACTGATTATTTGCTACTTGTGAGCTACCTTCATTTACACCTAAATTAAATTCATTGTTAATAGTGTAGGCAAAAGCATTCGAAGGCAATAAAAAAAGAGCCATTAACAGGCTCAATGATAAAATGATTTTCTTCTTCATTTGTTTCCTCCTATTTTTTCAAATTATAAGCAGACACACCAGTGATAACGCCTAAAAATGTTGCTACTGCATTAATCGTTAGAACAACGGCGTCTGTTTCTTGCCAACCATATGCCTTTCCAAGTGTCGCAACCAACACAGAAACAGCTGGCAATACCGTCAATACTGCCCATTTGATAATTTGATAGTATTTGTCTGGTAAAATCATTTTTTCGCTTCCTTTATAGTTTAGTTAGGAAATAGCCAATGATTGTAATGCCTAAGCCAATCATATAGCCCCAAGCCCATTTATTATTGTTTTTCATTTCCTTGATGTCTTCTGCATTGTTTAGTGCTACTGAATAGGCTTTATCTGCCAAATCTTTTGCACTATCAGCCTTTTCTCTAAGTGATTCGTAGTTGTCTAATTTTGTTTCAATTCTTACTAATCTCTCCACAACGTCTTGGAGCGCTTCTTCTTTCATGTTCCACCAACTTTCCAACAAAAAAACGCATCACTTAAGATGCGCTCTCTTCTTTGCTAATAATTTTATCTGCTTCTTCGTCTGTAATGCATAGTGGAACAAATTCACGAACTTGATCGTCAGTAAAACAGCCCCAATCATACATCATTTTCACATCGCTAAAACTAAACATACTACTCACCTCCCTTTGAAGCTGGATTTAGTTGCTCTTTAATTTCTTTAATATCCTTGCTGTTTTGAAGCGAAGCAAGCATTGTCTTTGAATTGATTTGTGCTAAACTGTCAGCTTTTTCTTTCAAGGCAGTGTTTTCCTGTTTAATTGCTACATCGTTTAGCATGAGTTTGGCATTTAGCTGTTTTAGATTGTCGTTTTCATGTTCCAGAGCCTCGTACATCGCTTTGAGATTGTTTAAATCGTTGTGATCCAGTGTGTTCGCTAAAACAATCCATTGGTTCAATTTAGGATCAAACATCTGATCAGCGATCGTTAACGGTTTGCCATCAGCACGTACCCCTTCAAGTGGAGGCTGATCTGTGTAAGGAACGGATACAAGCATGTCGTCCAATACTTTTCCTGCGTACTCTCCGCCAGTACGTCCATATTTCCAAATATCTTTCATTTATTTCACTCCTAGTCTATATAGTATTGAATTGGCGCTAAAAACAAGTTGACTGTTCCCCTAAATGAAGGTAGACCGCAAACGCCGTTCGGTCGGATATAAGCCATCCCGCCATTGTCTAAAGTATTGCTACTTTGTGGTGGTAACAAGAATTGATACTCATAATTATCAGTTGGATTACTTGGTCTAAATCCTTCTGGAATCGTACAAAAATCTTGTGTACTTAGCGTGCTACCTTTTAATGATCCACGGAACATTACTAGTTTTCCAATTCTCCTGATTTGTCCCTGTTTGTTCCATGAGTGGCCATTGATCGCTGTTAGATTTACCCATCCAGTATCTTCTGCAACTGTAGCAACTTCTTTACCTGCAATCTGCAACCCATCCTCAAAGTTTTTTAAACCTTCTACTGATTGTGGTTCGGTCAAACTAACCGTATTATTCAAGCCTTTTTCAGTATATTCAGGTGTGACATCCCAACTGTAATCATTCGGATTGTTGCTGTCTTTCAATCCTTCACCGAAGTATTTAAACTGACTAATATTCGGGGTTCGGGTGTCGCCTTCCTCTAGTTTTAACCACTTAATTGTACATTGTCCTACACTTGTGTTTGGTACCTGATAAATCTGCACTTGTGGGGTAGTAGGGTGTGAGTCATCTGCTGCTGTAAATGTTTTAGACCACACATTAGTTAAGCCTTCTACTGGTTGTAAGTCACCAACCTCCCATGCATCTTCTGTTGCTCGTGTGAAAAATGGTCTAAAAACCTGTGTTGCTGGCTTAGTTCCTTCAAGTGTGATGGTATACTTCTTACCTTTTACCATTGGTTTAATGTTATAGGTGTTAATAAGATAGTTACTATTAGTAACTGGTTGTTGTGATTCTGGTTTAATTAGATTTTCACCCAAAGCCACCTTACTCAAATAATACGGTGCATCGAGTAGATTTGGCTGGTACGGGGTGGCTGTTGGACCTTCTTCAAGTTTAATATCGTACCCAACATAATATTTACCTACCGCATCTGGTGGAAAATACCATTGTAAATATGGTGCAAAATCACCATCAGTAAAGTCAGATGGTACAGTAAATGTTTTACTTACACGTACAAATTTACCCTTATTATCATCAGTTGGTAATAACACAACCGGTCTGAGTGTTTCTGCTGTTGGTAGACTTCTATATACTGCATAGTACATCGGGCATTTTGCTAGATTCATTTCGTCACTAATCATGATATTGGCACTAATTGTATATGTTTTTCCTTTTTGCAAACGTGTAACAAGTGGTATAAATACATTCCTAGTAATGCCAGCTGCGGATGGGTCATCCATATCAACTTCAAAATAAGTTCCATGATCTTTGACGTATGCTGGCGGAGTTTGAATATTAGCGTTTGATTTACTTAATATAGAGTAATCTAGTGTTGGTAATAAATTCGGATTCCCACTATAATCATAGTCACCGAAGTCGATGCTGTTACTGTACATCTTTTTCAGCTTTCCGAGATCACCGATTTGCTGATTGGTTTGATTCATCTTGTCTTCAACTGCTTTAAGATTGTTTTGTGCCGATGTAACGTTTTGAGAAACGGTATCAATCTTAGTTTGAGTAGCTTGTAGTTGCTCTGTTACCTCGTCAACAGTTTGATCAATTGCTTGTGTGGCTCCCTCTACAAATTCATTTATTTGTTGGTTTGCCTTTTCAATCGTAGAATCCACATTTGTTAATGCTGCGTTAACAGCATCTGTCGCCTCTTGTTTGACCCCATCAAGTAGTTGTTGAAAGTCTTTAAAATAATATTTCCCATTCAATTGGGCATTGTCATCAATAACAGATTTCTCAATATTGAAAGTAAACGCCAAATTGTCAGTATGACTGCCATCTGGAAAATCGATGTAAACATTGGCATCAACTTTCCCCTCATAAGAAAGTAACATGTCAGGAATCGGATATTTTACAACGCCTTGCATGTAGCTTTCAGTAATAATCTGGTTATCAAAAATTGGGAACTCTTTTTTTTCTTCCCCTTGATAGATGTACATAAAAAGACGAACAGTCGCATCGATTAAATCGGTTGGACTTCCGTCTTGATTTTTAATTTCAAATTGTAATACGCCAGCTTTCTTATCATAGGATTTGAACGTAAAACCAGTGATTGTCATTGCCCGACTGGCTGGCTCTGTTGGAACAATCACTTTTCCTGTTTTTTGTGCCACCTAATCACCTTCCTTGTATTAAATTAGAACCCCACATTAATAAATCCCTTCGATACCCGCAATCGTAAAACCTGTGTCATCTGAAAAAGTTGTGCCTGTAGTTTTATGAGTAACTAAACGACATTTTGAAAATTTCAAGACGATGTTATCCCGAACCATTTCCAAATTTATTCTAACTTGGTAACTTTCATTTATACTTCCAGCAACTGCTGAAAACACGATTACAGGATTGTCTACTGCAGGTGTCTCAATAACAAATTGAGTGCCTATCCCATTAATTGTGAAACGCAAACGTCTGAAACGTCTGGTTGATGCAGCTAAATTCATATTTTGTCCAACGCTTGCAGGTGAACTATCTTGTGTCCAGAGAATCGTTGTTTGCGGAATATATTTCCAAACGGTTGAATTACTATTACCTCCTCCTTGCCCCGTATTTTGAGAAGTATTTAAATACCAAATTGAGCCGTTCTTTTGAACAACCATCACGTATACTTTGCGTCGGTTATCTTCTCCGGATACATATAAATTAATTAGGTCACCCGGCACCATCGTGTCTGGCAAAGGGATGCCGTTATCTGCCCAACCATAAACAGTAGCATATGATCCGAAAGGAATATCCCAAAAATCATACTTCTCGTTTAAGTAATTATCTTTTAATAAATGGCCAGTTGCTAGCGCCACCGTTTCTGGTGAAGCAAAGCCGGCATTTCGCTCAGTAGCAATCACATGCGCTTGCTGATCGTCACCATCACTATGAATAGCGAACTGTTCTAACATGTGATCAATTGCTTGATCTCTCGTCATATTTTCAAACATTATCTATCACTCCTTCAATATGAAAATGACCGTTTAGTTCCTCGTCCCACACCATTCATTATCAATGTTCTGGCTACTTTATCGATTGACAGCTGATAAAAAGCTTCGAAGTCAACATTAGTATCTTTTGTAAACGCACAAGTTCCCAATATCATTTTCAAAGCACCAAAGTTTTTTACGGTTTCCCAGTGTTCATGCCCACAGACGTAAGCAATAATGATGCCTGGTCCTTTTGTACTAAAATCAAACACTTCATTTCCTGTAACAATCTTCGATGGTTCTCCGGATAACGAATCATAATCAATCGTTACTGACACACCCTGTCTAAAGCCATCAATAAGTGTTCGCAATGCTGTTGTATTCCATACACCTGTAGCAGACTCATCTAACGGGATATGTCCCACTAGCAAAACATGATAGCTGCGATCTAAGTTCATGAGAAAAGTACCGAAGTCTTTCAATTGTTCTGCCCCAATTTTTCCTACTTCACCATCTTTTGTATGGCCGCTAAATTCTTTGTACTGACCATTGCTATCTAGTTCATCACTATAATCATCTGTATCAATACGATAAATTGCTATCCCTTTGTCTTGGAACAAACGACCTCCATATGTGCCGTTATATATTTTGTGCATATCAGTACTATTTAAACAAGTTTCTGGTGTGTGACCCATCCAAGCATAAGGAATTTTTCCAGTATCGTGATTTCCACGACAAACTATGACATCCTCTTTCCATGCACCGGCAAAATTTGCGAATCGTTTTTGTATAGCCATCGAATGCGTTCGTCCAAAGTCACGAACACCAATGTTAAATTCTCCTGTACGTCCGCTATTACAATCACAGTTGTCCCCACCATAAACGGTCACATCGCAATATTTGGTCATCTCTTTAAATCTTGCTAAAGTACTCCAACGCCTAGAATTTGTCGTGCTATCTCCAGTTGCAAAAGCACTATCTTTCCCCATACCATCGACATGTGTATCTGTGATAAATGCGATATTAAATAATTTATCATTAATTTTGGAAATAACCTCATCGAAATTAGACGGAACAGGATATTCACCATCCGTAATCTGTCGGATAGAGCTAGGTACAGGAAGCTTTTTATTTTGCATATCTTCCAGTCGGTCTGCTAAACTGTCATAATCTCCTTTTGCTTCATTCAAAATGTTGATAATCGTACCACCTGGATCGATATTTTCCAGTATTTCACGATTATCTTCTAACCACTGCTCCCAGTCATTTTTGCCCTGATCCATGTAATCTTTGAATTTTCTTAGCAAATCCTCAAAGGTCCACACATAGCCAGAATCACGTAACTGGCTTCTAGATATTCCAGAAATGACTCGATAGGTAAAATCTTGTGTGCTAAATTGTTCACTCCAAGTTCCATCACCATTAAGTGATCGGAAACTGAAATGTGCGATGTTTTCACCGCCCCATTGCCAGTCAGGCTCACTTAACGTATAAACAAGCCTTGCTTGTCCTGGACTGTATTCTTGTACTTTTTGTTCAACAGGTTGGTTTTCGCCAAATTTTGTTGTATTAATAAAAAATGGCACTAGGCCATCGAATGTTTTTAGTTTGCCATGTTCCACCACTTCAACAACGAACTTTTGCGTTAAAGCATCCCCTTGCCGAATCCGAACCAAATTTATTCCGTTATTTGGTTCGGTGGTGGATAGGACCATTCTATGTTGCGTTTCTGCCACGACTATCCCTCCTTTAGAAATCGATGTAATCTCTTGCATTATGAAAATGTGCTGCCGATGATGGATAAAACTCATCCATAAATTGAAAATGTAAATGTTCTCCTGTTGACGGTCCAGTAGTGCCCATCAGTCCAATTTGCTGACCAGCAGTTACCTTCTGACCTTTTGAGACGTCTACTCGGCTTTGATGTGCGTAGCCTGTATACATTCCATCAGCGTGTTTAATCACTGTCCAATTTCCATACCAGTCAAAGTAATTTGCATCACCTGCAACAATCACTTCGCCATCTGCTGATGCAAAAATAGGTGTATTAGGATTTCCATTTACAAGGTCAATACCGTTATGAAATTCTTGTGCGCCTGTAATTGGAGAAGTGCGCCAGCCAAATTCACTCGTCACTCTGATTGGATCTGCAATTGGTTTTATATATCCTTTTGATGCAGGAATTTCCAAATCTTTGAATTTGTCGTACCATTCTTGTGCCCATGTCGTCCGTTCTGGATGTGGATCACGTGGACGTTCAAAGTTAGCCACGAATGCTTGTGCTGCTGTGTTGATATCGGTTAGATTCATGAATTGTGTCCATGTGTAAGGATAAGCACTAGTAACAAGCCATTGACCGTTCGGTGCATGCCACATCAACAATTTGAACTGCGCCGTGATCGTGTCTGGATCATCACTGATGCCAGCCTTTGTCATTAAGTTGAGCATATAGACACGTCCGCTAGTTGCACCTGTGGAATCCGTCCATTGCCATACACCATATCCGAACCCTGGTGCGCCATTGCCCTCATCAGCGGTTGGATTAGCATCTGATTCTCCTTGAGCATTTCCAAGTAAGGCTGCAGCAGCTTGTTTAGTAAAGCCAGCACCTATTGCCATTTTCCAGATCTGCCAATAACGTTTATCCCTGTCAGTAGTTACTTCTGGTGGATATTGTCCATTCCAACCGTTGTCATTTCCGCCTGAGTTACCACCATCAATTTCTTTCCCTTTCACCGTGAAAGTTCCTTGAACATCCAAGTCACCAAAATAAGTTGCTTTTCCGTTTCCTAAAAGGACAAATCCCTTTCCTACTGCTGGAGAAATCAGAATATACTTTCCGTCTCCATTTGTACGTATTACCAGAGAATTTTCTTCCAGAGGAGTCGGCGTTACAGCTTCTGGAAAAGGATTTCCAGCAGAATCGGTTGTTCCAATTGTTCCAATTGATTCTTTAGAATTCCAGAATTCCATGCCTTTTTTGGTTAGTTCCATAATTTTTTTGTTCTCATTCCAGATTTGCAGTGTACCTTTAACAAGTTTCAGAATATCACCATAAGCATTAAATGAAGTTTCAAATACTTCTGCGTTAATCGTGCCGACTTTAATAAAATCAGCAACGATCTCTCCTTTAGAAGTCATTGCAATACCAAAGGGACCATTTACTCCATTATCTGAATATCCTAGACCGTTTAAATTCCAGCGCCACACACGCTTCGCATTCGCTACATTTGGAGTATCCATGATAAGAATCTCTGATGGAGCTTTTTCTGGACGAAAAACGACATGTCCGCCGGAATTGCCTGTGATCCATGCCGTTGCGTTCAACACATTTTGAACTAATGTTTCTGTTCGATTGTCAATTTTCTTTTTCAATTCTTGTGCTTGGGTATTTACTGTTGAAGTGTACAACGATAAATCATTACCTAAAATAATATCCTTATATTTTCCAAGTGTTGGGAAATAAGTGTATTCGACCATACGCTCTTTTATCTCGATATCTAGCTCTTTCGCCCTCACATGAGCGACATCACCAAAGTGTAAAGACGCTAGCTCTTGATACATGTCATCGTATTCGAGTGTGTGTTCCAACGCCACCATACTGACTGTATGAGTAGCTTTTGGCTCATGGATACGATCATTGTCAAATAAGGTTTTGCCCCATTTGATCAATTCATCAACTGTTTTACAATCACCATTTTCACGTTTGGCAATACGTCGATTCTCATTGGTCACTCCATCAATTTCTAAATAACCATATTCGATAGGTTCTTTGTCTTCATCATAATCGTTATCAGGAACCCCGCCAACCAAATACAAACTATTGACAATTGATTCTTCATCAATTTCTTCTTCGATTGCTTCTAAATTGATGCCAAAATCGATCCGAAAACCATTATCTGATCCAATCTGTTTTACCAGTTTCAAATCATAGTTATCCATATCAAGTTCCGCGCTAGTCACGCCAGTCAAATTTTGATTACCGTTATTTGAGCCGATAATCGCTTCAACTGGTGCGACTTGTCTTGCTGTAAATTGGTGCGTTGTACCTACATTCGACAGATAGTTGAATTTTTGATCAAATGCCAAACTGTTTTTAAGATTGGTCATGATTTGAGAACCGTTGCCGTTATCCGTGAATGACTTAACGATAAAGTTTTTATTGGCCATAAAACCAATATGTCTGGCTGTCACAGAAACGGATGTCAAATTCTTTTTGATATTGTAAATTTCGAAGTATTGCCAGGAACCATCTGGTACCTTCGCTTTTATAAAATTTCCTTTTTTTAAATAAGAGCGATATTGTCCGCTTCTTGAATAGTTACCATAAAAACGATATTGACCATTTAATACACGATTGATTTCTGGCAAATCTTCCCAGTCAACCAACGACGCTCCGTTAACACTCAAATCATCTGGCATTTTTTTGTAAGCATAAATAAATTCTTGTGTCACAGATACACACTCCTATTCCAAAACCGCACTTCTTTAAATTTTCCGGATATTTTTACCTGATTCCATTCAGGCTGCAATAATGGCCAATCACCACGCGTAAATAAATTCAAACCTTCTTGTATTGCTTTTCCAAGCTGAGTATCAACCACGATTGTTGCAGCTAACGTATTAAGTATTGTTAGGCTTTTATCACCGACAGCGATCGTTATATCTCCTCCGTTCGATTCTATTTCCAGATAGGGATGTGCAATTTCGTCACCATGATCAAAAATATCCATAACACTAGAATGAAAAATTTTAGGCGCTTCACCGATTTTTCTTTTGAGTGGCTGACAACGAAAAGTAACATCGAATGTATAAAAGAAGCCCCACTCGTTTTCGAAAGGGACTTCTTTATCCATGCTGCAGATAGCCTCTAGATACTTGTCTGGATCATTATGTGTGATTAATTGGCTTTTACCAGTGAGCCATCGTTTGACTTCTCTCAGTTTCGAATGTGGAATAGTGATCCCTTCTATTTCCAAATCAAAAGGTTCATAGTCATCAAACGTCTCCGTCAATTCTCCGCTTCGGCCCTGAATCGTGTAAGTTTCGTATCGCTTGTTCGGCATAATATCTGGAAGCTCTGCCTCAATGATGCAATTCATATCAATTACTGCATTCCGATTTTTCCAAATAAAATTTGGTTCATCTGGATTCATAAATTGTCGACTCAAATAGGAACACCTCCCAAATCACGAATAGCCTGTTTGTTTGCTTTAGCAAATTTACGATTCATACGATCTAACTCAGATGGATTGTTTGCATCGACTTTGCCAATGTGTATATGCTGTTCAATGCTACCTCCGGAAACTTTTCCGCCAATACCTCTGCGTTTTTCTTCGTCAGATAATGGGGTAACTGTTGTTTTTCCATTTTTTGCAGTCAGTAACTCTGGACCAGCTTCACCAACAATCGCTTGTCCATTAATCAGATGACCCCCTTGCGCTAAATAAGGCAGTTTAGAAATAGAAAATGATTTTCCACCTACACCAGGAACCCATTTTGGTATCTTTATATTATTCAATCCACCAATAAATCCATTGATCAATCCAATCATGGCATTAATAGGAGCTTTCCCTACAGCAACAATACCATCGAAAATACCTCCAAAAATATCAACTAGACCTTGCCATGCTTTTGACCAATTTCCTGTAAATACTCCAGTAATAAAATCTAGAAAACCACTGAAAATTCGTTTTCCAGCATTATAAAAATTATTGAAATTTGCTATAACACCATCGAAAAATCCACCAAAATAACCACCTAAAAAATTGAATATTTCAACAGCTACATCTGAAACACCTTTGAAGAAAGAATTCACTCCATCATGAAACCATTTAACGTTATTATATGCCCAAATTAGTCCAGTAACTAATGCGCCAATAGCTATAACTGCTAATGCAAACCAGCCCCCAGATATTCCAAATAAACCAGCAAGTCCTTGCCAAACTCCTATAAAGCTTTTAACTCCCCCAACGATTTTTGTAACAGATCCCATAAGTGAACCAAGAACGATTAGTACTGGTCCAACTGCTGCCGCTATACCAGCAATTGTTATGATCCAATTCTTTGTATCTTGATCTAGAGACCCCCACCATTTAGAGAATTCCTGTAATAAGGAAGTTGCTTTTTCAAAGAAAGGCAAAAGGCTTACTTGGACTGCTTCACCTACGTCAGCCATTGCTAATTTTGCATTGTTCATAGCTTGATCGGCTTGATCAATTGGGTCGAGAGTAGCATCGAATGTGTCTCCTACAGCTCCCCCACTTTCTCCTGCGGTTTTTGCTAAATCTTCTAAATTTAACGTACCTCGACGGATTGCGTCGGCCATCCTCGGACCACCTTTAGTCCCAAACACTTCTGCTGCTGCATTAATAGCTTCTGTTTCTGAACCTGCATTTTTTACCTTGTCTTGCAATTCCCCGAGACCCTGACTTAGAGATTTTCCATCTTTTGCATAAGCTACTGTCGCTTTAGATAAACTACTTAAAGCTGCGCTTGAATCAACACCAGATTGCTCAAATTGTCCAAGTAAAGTGACCCCTTCACCAAAGCTCAACCCTAATTGTTTAATTTGTGGTGCGCCATCAATTGCTTTTTGCATCAAGTCGTCTACAGATTGACCAGTATTCTGCGATGTTTTCGTTGTTACATCAAGGACAGAATTCAAATCATCATATTCTAGTCCATAAGCATCAATAGCTTGTCGAGCAGATATTGCTGATTGCGAAACATCTGTATCATTGATTTCAGCGTACTGTAGGAGATAATTGGTTGAATCTTCCAGTTTTTTATCCATGAATCCAAATTGTGTATTTACCTCACCAATAGCTTCCCCAACCGTTTGTAAAGGTAAATGAGTATTTGAACCAACGTTTTTGAAAGACTGTGAAAGTCTATCAGCTTGATCACCTGTTGCTCCGGTTTTTGTAATGATGGTATCAAGTGCCTCGTCAACTTCACCAAATGCTGCAAGTCCTGCTGCTCCTGCCGCTACAATAGGCGCGGTTACTCCAACAGACATTTTTTCACCAACGCCTTTTACTTTCTCACCTGTTTCTTCGATTTTCTGGAGTTTTTTTGCTGTATCAACAGAAACGTCACCTTGTTCTTTAAGTGCATCGTTCGTCTGTTCTAATGCTGTACGAAGTTTATTTTCTCCGGTTTCAGAATTGAGTAATTGTTTATAAAGTTTTTCTGATTCAGCAGAATATTCGCCTGTCTCTTTGACAGATTTTTCATATTCTTCTCTCAACATTTGAGATCGTTGTTCAGCTAACCCCAGTTGTTTTTCTAACTTTTGTTTAGCCGCTCGCAATTTTTCTGTTTGAGTTGCATCCTTGTCCATCGCAGACACTTGGTTTTTGTACTCGGCAGCGGCTAAGTTCATTTCTTTGTTGATTTCTTTGATTGTTTTCGAATAACTGACTTCGCCATTCGTTTTAAAATTAAGAACGACATCAGATTCTTTACCAGCCATTTATCTTAGCGCTCCTTTCTACCACCAAGGCGATTTATCCATAGTTACAGATTGAGGTGGTTCAAAATCGGTGTTTTGTTGTAACCACTGTAAATAAGATTTGAGCCACAAGTTAGGTGTAGACTTCAAAAAGAAACTCTCACTCCAATTCAATAGAGTGAGAGCAACGTAAATATAAAAACTCCAAGGAGTTCCTATCTCTTCCGATTCTTTTTGTTTACCTTTCTTTTTGCTTGCGTTTTTTGAAAGTCTTGTGGCTTCTTGGATTTTTTTAGGTCTTCCACCTGAAATGTCTGGCTAGCAAAAATTTCCATACAGGTACTATAAGCAGACAACACCTCTCCACTCATTCCTAAGAATTTAAAAATAGTTTCTGGATCTTCCTCTAAACCACCAGTGCGCAACATTGCATAAATCAAGGCACGCATGATTTTTAAGTCACTAGGCGATAAGTTAGCAGAAGAAATTTTTCCTTCTTTTTTGTATAGCATGGCATTCATATCAGATTCGAATTGCGAATAATCTCCACCATATACATCTGCTATAAATTCCATTGTTTGCATAGTAAATGAGATAGGGAATTCTACACCTTGAATAGTGACAGTAGCAGAATTTTTTAAGTCTTCAACGTTAATTCCATAATCAGATAACCGAGCCATTAGCCTGCACCTCCAACTTTAGCCAATGTTTTCCACTGTTCTTCATCGTATACAGGTTGAGCAATGAATTTTCCAAATAGATCCATTGTCGCTTCTTCACGATTCGAATCAAAACTTGCATACATCACATTATTGTATTTCAGTCCTGTAGAAACAAAGTTTGCAGTTACATCATCGATTTTTGTTTCATCTTCAGCAGTAGCGTATTCTTCATCAATTACATTAGATAGTTGCGTGTTTGGATACCATACAGCTTTTTTACCTCCGCCTTCAATATTTCCAATGAATCCAAATGCAAGGTAAGGAAATTCTCGTGCGGTATTTTTACTAAATGTTACTCCGCTTTTTGCAATCATCCCTTTGATTTCATCCATTACCGCAATTGGAATACCTACATGATCCAACGCAATTTCATGTTTTGTTTCTCGGGACACGCGTCGGAACATTTTGCTTGATGCCCATTTTTCCAATGCTGTACCATTGCCTTTGACTCCAATTTTTGTAGCGATAGGCAACCGGACAACTTCACTATAAGTCGGAGCAGTTCCAACAGAATCTGGCGTTGCCATCATCGCGATTAAAATGTCGTCCAATCCTTCAAAATAAAAAGTATCTTGCTTTCCCAATTAAAATCATCCTTCCCATAAATCAAGTATTTTCTTCGTCATGATCTCTTCGATTTTTTCTTTATTTTGTTCATACGTACCGCTTGCAAAGTGTTGTGCTTTTTGTTTTGTCGTACCATTTTCGGTAAAGCGCCAGTAAAAAGCAGTCTCTTCAAACTGGACTTTCACTCGGTCTTCTTCAACAACAACTTTTATTTGTTCGCTCATATGCTTCTTTTTAAGCAGGGACTTAGGAATATTAGGAAGCAACTGCTCTAGGTAAAACTTTGCAGCTTCTTCTAAAGATTCCAATGATAATTTTTTTGGATCAACTCTAGAAAGATTCCCTAAATAATCCGATATTTCAGAAAAACCATTCTTATTACTTGGCATTTTCCACACACCTCACATATGTGTAATAGTTGGTCACGGTATCGTCATTCTCATCACCTTGTATACCTGTAAAGTCTGAATATGGAATGCCAGCATTTTGCAGCGCTTGTTCAATAACAACTAAATCCTGTTCTGTTCCAAGTGTAAAAAAAGAGACTTGGTAATAAGGTAATTTTTTATAGACTTTACCGGATGCCATTTTTTTGCTGTTACTCACATTTGAGTACACAATGTATGGATACATCGTCCCTAATCTGGCTTTGTCTCTGAACACTGGTAACTTTGTTGATTTCAGCGCTGTTTTCAATTCATCAAAGCTAATCGACATAAGCTAAACTCAACTCCATTTCTCTTGCATCGGGATTCGTATAAATGCGAGTAATGTTATACGTTACAGAATCAATTTTGAGCGCACTTAATTTCTCTGTGATGGATTTATCCCATCTGACTTTAATTCGTCTGACAACGTCTGTCTTGGCTTGCTGTGATAAATATTTTTCTTGAGAAGTCACACCGAGTTCTTCATAGAATATTAGACGCTTAAATTCGTAAATTGTAGTTGGACGATCGTTTCCGTCTGTTCCTGTTTTGATGTCTAGCAATTCGGCTTTCCATCTGAGATTATTAGTCTGTCTCTTCGGCATTTTGAATCGCTCCTTGCACGATAAATGGCGTCATGGCATTCATAGCTTTGTCGAGTTCATCCTCTGAAACTCTATATTCATAGGCAATGCCGGCAACCATCAAAATAAGATATTCTTGTTGGCCACCAGTTGCTGTTTTGACATAATCTTTTGCCATATTTAAATAAAAAGAGAGCAAAGAATCATCCATGCCCTCTTCAAAATGAATATGTGATTTGAATTTTTCCTCTAAAGACAATTCTTTAGTTTGCTCTTCCATCTTAACCACCAACTGGTTTTGTAATTTCGTAGCGATATACTGCCGGTTCAAATGGAGAATAAACCAATTGACCATCTAGCAAGTTGTAAATTTGGAATCCAATTTGATTTTTACCAGAGAATTTTTCAACAAGTTTTTGAATTTCCAAGGCACCAATAACTTCTTGAATTTTAAATGCAGAAAAATCGCCAAAATATAAAACTGGTGTGTCTGATTTACCCTTTTTATCTGCTGCATCTGTCCAATCCACAGGATAGCCAACTAATTGGTAACCTATTCCACCTTCTGCTTGTGTAAATGGACGCAACAAAGGAAATCCATCATCTGTTTTCATTTTTTCAATAGCAGTCAAAGCAGCTCGATTAATAATAAAGCGTCCCTTTTTCATCACTTCTGTCACTGGTGTATTTTTAAATTCGATTAATGCATCATATAATTTTTGCCCAGCACCTGCAGCAGTTAGATCTAAAGGTTTTTCAAATGCTACAGCCTTTTTGGCTAATGCACCAGGATTTTCATTTCCAGCGTCATCACCATTGAACATATAATTGATTTCTTTACGCACATAAGCTTTTTTCAATTCTTCCACAACAATATCTTCAACTGGAACACCAGACATTTTTAGTAATTTTTTAGTTACTGTTGCCAAAGCATCGAATTCGGCAGGATCAAGCAAAATTTCATCAAACTGAATAGCTGTTTCAGCAATATCAGTTGAACGCTCTTTCTTGTTTACATTCGCATCTGCTTTCTTCACAAGAATTGGATATTTGACATCTCCTGATGTTCGCACCACTGTTCCGTATTTACGAAGTAAATTTTCTTCTTGAGCATAAGTAATAACTTCAGATGCAATTACTTCTGGGACAGTAACTGAACCGTTGCCAGCTTCAATCCCTAAAGCTCGAGCTTCTGCTTCAGAAATATTTCCAACTACAAAATTAGCAAATGCTTTTCGTAGTTGTTGATCTTTTTGTTTATTGGTCATTTTTGCACGTGCCTCCAATCCGTTCTTAATTGATCCAAGTAATCCGTCTCGTTGCTGTTGAGTAATCATTCCAGAACGATTTTCTGAATCATCGTTATCCCCATCGTCCCCTTCATCACCTTCATCACCTTCACCTGAACGATTTTCATCGCTTCCAGTCGAGCCGTCTGATCCACCTGTTCCTTCGTCAGCATCTGAACCTTCATCTGATCCATCGGCTTCACTTAGTTCACTTTTGATTCCGTTCAATTCATCAACAACGGCATCAATTTCTTTTGTAATAGCTTCTAAATCAGCTTCGCGTAATTCTCCTGATTCAACTTTTTCACGTAATTCAGTCAATCGTTGTTCACGACGTGCCTTCATTTTTTTCAATAATTCTGTATCCATGTATTTTTCCTCCTACGCTTCTAGCGCTTGATTAATTTTTTTGATTAATTTTTTTCTTTCTTCGACGTTTTTTTCTAATTCATCACGACTTCTTAATGCTGCCTCTGTATCTTCATAAGCCGGCAAAGGAACAATAGAAACCTCATATAATTCCACTTCGCTAATTGTTCGAAGCATAGGTTCTGAATTGTAGTCCCATGTTTCTTCAGTTGGTACAAATCCAAAACTACATTGATTAATGTCTCCGCGTTCCATAGATTTAACCAAGTCTCTTGCTACCGTTGTGTCTGGCAAATCGACTTCGAATTTCAAACCATGATCGTCTTCTGACAATCGAAGGGTTCCGCTTTTGGTTCGCCCTAGTACATTAGACCAATCGTGGTTAAATAAGCAACGTACATCGGAGTTACTAATCGTTCTAGCAAAAGCGCCTGGTGCAATGACTTCACTCAAATCGTCCCATAATAGTGTTGGGCTATTGAATACAGCAGCATATCCACTAATGGTCCTCGTATGAGTTTCTTCATCAGAACGCGTTGAAAGGTTGGTGATGTCAATCGTGCGAATTTCCTTCTTCTTCATTTCCATCACCTCCTTTCAAGTTTTGATCATTCGTTGGTAAGGAATCATCTGTTGCATTTTTCTGGCCAATCCTAGACAAGTCATTTGAAATATAGATAGCTTGTGTTTCTGGAGTGTTCTGTTTAGGAAAACCAAGCATTTCTGCCACATTATCTGGACTTGTAATCCCAGTACGAACAATGTTGTAGCCAATATTTGTTTTTGTTGAGTAAGGAACAAAATCCAAAATGTTAATTTTCCATTCCACTCGATAGCCAGAATTAGGCATAAAAAAAAGAGCGGTGTAATGTTCGCTCTTGTTCTTCAATATTGGTTTGATTGCTTTGTTGTGCAGATACATCATCGCTTTTTCGATGTCTGTTTTCATCAACGATTGATACGTATCAACATTGATTCCTAAAAATTTACCTAAGTCTTTTTTATAAACACCTAAATAGTTCAAAATAGCCGCGTCATCAACAGGACTTTTTAACGTCTCGATGGAATATCCTTTTCCCAGAGGAATCATCTTAACAGAATGATCACTGTCATTTTGCGTTCCTTCCAGTTGATCCAATATAGCTTTGACAATTTTCGTTTGGGCGCTATTATTTGGATTGATGTGGGCGTCCAGTTTAAGCATGAACGCGAGTAAACCACCTTTAGTATATTTGTCCGTCAAAACTTTTTCAGCGCTCAGAACGCCTTCCAGAGTGTTTCTTGCAAGGTCAATTATTCCAGCACCTTTTAATGAATCAGTTCCGATGTTCTTAATATGTCGAATCATTTGACCAGGTATTTTTTGTCCATTCATTTCAAATTCTTCTTGAAGTCGTTCATTGATTTTAGTGGTTACACCGTATGCCAAATGAAGCTGGTCCCGATCTGTTAATGGGAATGTCTCACCATTGATCAGTAGGGTATTTGTTTCCAATTTGGTAAATTCGAATCCGGTCAAATAATCATTGGGATTCTTCAAAATTTTTAGCAAGTGGTGGTCCTTCACTTCATTACCGTCTGGACCTATGACAACAGGTGAGGACAACGCTACCTGGTTTGAGATATCCTGGACCAATTCATAAACATCAGAAGATTCCATGATAGAGGAATCTGTTACATATCTTTGACCGTAACGCGTATAGTGGCCAAACATATCCTCGATGTACCCACGCTTTTCCATAAAGGAATAGACTGCATTCGATAACCGATCACGTAATTTCAATATTTCTCACCGCCTTTCTATTTATCTATAGATGGAACTAAGGTAATCATCTAATTCATCCGAATCAATATCTGTCATCTGATTCATCGTTTCCTTATGACCACACAAAAACGCCACGAAACCATCAATCTTTTTCTTTGATTGACGTTTACTTGGCGCTTTTTGTCCGTTGATGTTAGTGATTGCTACAACGTTCAAGGTGCAATAAAGGAACAATGGATTATCAAATTGAATTCGTTTCTCATAAAACAACCGTTCGACATCATCAAAAGGAGCGTTCAACACTTTAGGATATTGGGCAACCTCAACGCATTCCAATCCTAAGTTCTCCAATTTCTCAACAAGTTTGTCGCTCATCGCTGGATCATAATTCACTTGTTGTATATCGTATAAATCCATGCAGTCTTCGATGTACTGCAAGATTTGATCTTGATCAATCATTTTACCATCGCAAAATTCAACAAAACCTTGTTCAGCTAAATCGCTGTAAGGCACGTTATCTTCTTTTTCTCGAAACTCTAAATCTTCATTGGGAATAAAATAAAGCTGCTTCACTTTAAGGACCGCTTTTCCATCTTCATCCCACGTTGGGAAGTTTAAAGACACACAGGTCAAATCTCGTGTGCGTGATAAATCCAAACCAATGTAACAAGGTTCACCACTTAAATTTCCAAGCTCTTGGGTAGTAACCAAACACGGCTCTACTTGATCCTGTTCAAAGAAATTATCCGCACCGTTTACAAATACATCCAAGTGCTTCGTTAGAAACTCGGCTTTTGAATGTGCTGAACGTTGTGCCGTTTTAAACGCTGACTCCAAGGCGGAAAGATCAACTGATATCCCCCAGTTAGGATTGCACATTTCCCAAACTTTTCTATCAGTCCAATCATATCCTTTATTTGGCTCATAGATTAAAACAAACGATGAGTCATTGTCATCACGTTTTAACACTTCTTTCGCTTCACGATAAACACGCATGCCAACCGAGCTGCTACCTTTACCCGCTGTTGAAATATTAAACATTAATGGTTGTGGTAATGATATCTGTGCAGACTTAAAATTATCGTATTGTTCCATTTTTTCCTGTTTGTGCAACTCATCATTACAGACAAAATATGGATTCGACCCCTCAATATTTTCAATATTTTTCGTTTGAACAATAAATTTGTTTTTCAGTGCTAAATCTCCATCTAAGTATTCATAAGTAATACTTGATACAGTACCTTTTGGGCCTTTAAATATTTTGGTGCCATCAAGCAAAACAGGATTATTTAAAATGGAGTCAGCAAACGGTTGTGCAGCATATTGCGCCTGAGCAAAATCAGAAGCACATGCATAACAGTTAACAGATAAAGCACCTTCACCATACATCGCATATCCTAAAGCACCCACTGCAATAAGTGTTTTACCATTCTTTTTGGGAATTTGGACATATGCCTCACGAGTTACACGGACAATCTGACCTTTTTCGTTTTCTCGTACCCAACCATAAATCCATGAATAAATAAACTTTTCCCAAAGCTCCAGAATAAACGGTTTTCCAACCATGTCACCTTTTGTATGAACGATAAAAGATTCAACCCAATCCATCATTTCATTTGCACGATCAACATCAAACCAGATATCTTTACGCTTTTTCCAACGATACCAGCGGTCAATTGCTAATCGAACTGTCTTAGGATACTTCTTAGGCCGTTTTCTTACTTCCTTAGCAAATAAATCAGCATAATTTACACCAGGTTCGATCATTTTTCAGTACCTGCCTTCTTACGCCATTTGTTTCTGTGCGCTGCTAGTTCATCTACTGGCTTTTCTTCTGGACGTGTAATTTCTTCATCTTTTCTTGCAGTCGATCCGCCAGTTATTTGTCTACCAGTTTTAGCCTTATTCGTTAGCCCCAACAAATCTAGAGCTTTCATTTTCTTATCTGACCAAGTTTCTACTTGCTGCGCCAATGGATGCTTCGATTGATTAGTGGCACCTGATTTATTCGTGAATTTTTGCGTCTCCGGAAAGCCTTTTTCCTTCCACAAAAGATATTTGTGTTGGTAAATTTCAAAAATATCCAAATATGATTCGATTAATGGATCAAGAGTGATGGTGTACAAATCAGACAAATTCATTATTTTTAAAATACGAGCTTTTTCAGCACTTACTTTTTCATCAACAATCGCTTTACGTTGCGCTTTAGTCGTCATACTTGTATACACCCCCCTTTGTTTTTTGAAAAATTTGACCTAACGATGCGCGTGACTCCCCGCTACCCTATCTCCCCACGCGAAAAAATTTTGAAAATAGATAGGGGGGGTTAATTAAAATACGAAGGAAAAACTTTTTTGTCTTCTGTTTCGTTTTCAACAATTGGATGACATTTTGAACATAAAAGCATGAGATTGTTTGGATCAAGCTTAAGCAGTTCATTGTCTTTGATTGGTACAATGTGATGGACGTGTGCCCTCTTTCCAAAGATGAACTGACCACATCGCTGACAGTGGCCACCTTCTCTTTCGTAAATAAATTGGCGCATATCTTTCCATGCTTGCGTTCGATAGAATGGTTTGTTCTCATGATGATAAACAGACTTTGCTTGCTGCTTCTTCTTGCGTGATCTGCTTGATCTCTTGTGTTCAGTACAGTAGATACCCTTTGCTATTTTGTTCGTGCATCCGTCAAACTGACAGTATTTCATTCTGCTTCACGAATAAGATTTATGATATCGCCTTTTGCACGGATAGCACCAGGAATATCAATACCATGTTTCTTAGCATATGCACGCAATTCTTTTGCAGTCATATTGTCCAGTTCATCCGTATCTTCAGTGGACTGATCATTAGTAGCTTCGTCTCCATCAAAATCAGCAGCAGTGTTTCCATCGCTATCAAGAATTTCACTGCTATTAGTAATAAGTTCACCATTAACAGCCACAAACGTTTTACCATCACTTAATATTCCTTTTTCTTCCGTTGCTTCAAAATCAGGTTCTTGACCTTTCGGAACTACGACAGTCTTTTTCTTTTCTGAATCCCAATACTCTGTTCCTGTGATGGTTGTTCTAATTTTGATCATTGCCATTTTGATTCTCTCCTTTGTAATTTGTGCTAATTACTTTTGCACCCATTCGTTCATACCATTCAACAGTTTCCTGCAAATTGGGTAAAGTGTGGGATAATAAAGAAATAACCAACACATCCATTGCTATCCCACGATTATCTTTATCTACTTGCACATTTGCATAGGTGCCGTTCCAATTGTTTCGTAAACCAGTAGGACTGTTCTCTGCTTCTATTGCTTTCTTATAGACATCTCCCATATTCGTTGGGACATTCGCCATAAGCATTGCCTCATGAAAATCATTCATAGATAAAACTCCTTTCAAAATAAAAAGACCACTCAAAGAGTGATCTAATATGTAATGCACAGGCAGGGACGTTTCCGATCCTGTGCTTGAGTCATTTGATGATTCGTTTGTACCGAATCCCAAATCTCAATCTAACCAACTATGTAATAGCAACCTACACACAGACAAGTCTAATACTTCCTGCGCCTACCCACTTCCTCAATACCTCGGTTGCTAACGGTTTTACTGACAGGCAGTTATGGATTACCGTAAACTTAAGTCACTGGCAATGAATCGAACATTGCATAGTTGCCGAAGCATTGACCTAGCACGCATGCTTAGCGTCTACCCTTTCCGCCACAGTGACACTATAAAATTATTCTTGGCTGCTACTATTTTTTATTTTGTCCATTTTTAAATCCAATCATATAGACATTAAGGCAGAGCGCAAAAATTGAAATTATTAATGGAATCATTTCTCTTCACTCACCTTTAGTTATCGTGTGAATAATTAAAAAAACAATAGACAGCAACGGATGATAGATAATAAGAACAATTTAGAAGGAGTTGAAATTCACATCCTTATTCTTAATATTTCCGTTGCTGTCTATCGAAGCTTAATTGTGAAACAATAATAAAACGATGTTCCTTTTATTATTATTTTGTCTCAGACCTATCACTAATCTTTCGACACTATCATAATACAACATTGAATAGGTAAGTGATTGGTATAAAAAAGGTATAAAATGGAAACCAAATGGGTAATAAAAGGGTATAAAAAATGTAAAAACTGGCTACTTAAAAGCAACCAGTTCTAACGATGAAGCAAATTGGATGATAATTCTGTTTGATTCTACTTTAACCGATTCTTCGCTAGTATTATTCCTTTGAGCAGTTACATAAATGGGCAGACCATTGATATAACGATCATAGAATATCTTCTTGCGCCTTTCAGTCACATCGGGTTTGTGCGGATGCTGTATAGCAGAGTATCCTCTAATAAACAATTTATGCAAATACTCAAATTCTTCTTGTGCTTCTTCTTTATCAATCAACATTCTTTCGGCTTCAAAATCATGATTAGCTGTAGATGGTGGAACCAAGGAGTATGATGCTGTCACTTTTGGTTCTCGAGGTTGCCCTACTCTACATCTAGCTGATAGATATGCTGAAAGGAAAACACCAACATTATGTTTTGTGCGGTCCATATCAACATCTTTCGCGCTTGGTGTCTCATATTTCTTTACATCGAAAAGTACCATCCTCTGATTCCCCCAATTATGATATAATACTTATGTCGGAAATATTATTCATAGTCGGAGGAATCCGACTTTTTTTATTTTGTACGTGAAATGAGTTCTCCTGATTTATACGCCTCAGCAAATTCAACCAAAGCTACTGCCTTCATTCTCTCGATAGTTCTATCGGAATATCCTAATTTTTCTCCTATTTGATACATCGACATCTTATTAGGAAAACAATAACTATAATAAAGTACCTGGAAATGGATTCTACTTAGCCGTGTTAATGCATCGATAACCGAATCTCGAGTACTTATCGCTTCAATGATTTCTTCGTTTTGACTGTCAATTGTGAATTTCAAATTTTTGGTAACAGTCATCAGGGAAAAGTCTATTTTCACTGGTCCGACCAAACGTTCTAAATTTCTGTATCTTTTTAGTAATCGTCTAGCATTTTTCCTTGTTTGCTTAATATCTATATTCTCTAAAATGTTCACAATTGCCTCTTCTCCTTCCAGTTGTGGAATAACGCTCATTGTTGTAGGATAGTTGTAAAAAAGCAAAATTAAGATTTTATAACTTCCATATCCACCAATCTCACCACTGCTAAATTCTCTTTGCTTTTAGCTGTCCATTTATCGCATTCCATCGTGTTTTCAATACGAATGATTGCTGAGTGGTTATAAACATGTTCTACATATCCACGAAATGGATAGATGAACCCTTCTGCTTCGCAGCGAACCATGTCACCGACTTTGACTTTTGGTTTCTTACGTGTTTTAGGATTCTTTGTCGGCATATCTAGCATTAAACCGCCGATACCGTGACTGCTAGCGTAAAATCCGTCTTTTAGTTTCATCCTTCTACCACCTCTTCCACTGGCACAGCAAACGGCCACAGGTTAGTATCTGCTGATTTTATTTCTTTTTCTGTTAAAAAGTAACGATACCCCAATACACCATGGCTAGTTGTCAACGTTGTACTAATTTCATCGTTACCATCTCCCTCGTCAACGACTAGATGGTACTTACGGTCAAGATTAATTGTAACTGTATACAACGGCTCTTCCTCGACCTCGTAACCATACAGCAACGCATTTATTGCTTTTTCTTTATTATAAAGGCTATCTTCAACAAGCCAATCTAGTAACTCTCTTGTTGTGGAAGGATTTTCGCTTTCACCAAGTTTATAGTCCACGCCATAACCCCAACCTGCACGTGTAATAAGAGAGATAGCATAAAACTTGTTACGTTTTTCCAGAACTTGTTTTGCCCATTTGTCAAAAAACTTCGGCATAACGTGTTTCTGCGGTTCACCAGTCTTACCAAATACAGCATTATCTAAAGTGTTTCTCAAGCTTTGTGCCGATTCAGGATAAGCCTCAGCTACCTTATTCCAAGCTTGTTCGTCTGTAATTTTTGATTCATTTAGTCTTTTCACCAACTTTAAAGATACTTCATAAGCGCCGTACCTTCCTTGACCATGCTCATCCATAGCGTTCTCATAACTCTTTACATATTTAGCTAATTCATCAATCAATTCCTGTTTATTCATCGCTGTTCCTCCTAAAAAATTAACTGCCAAAGCAATATAATCACTTTCAATGATACAAATCCCACCAGTGCAATAATTACAGATATAAACGCACAGTTTATGAAACAGCCAACTAAGACGCTTGCTTCTTCTAACCAGTCTTTCATTACTGTTCCTCCAATAACTCGCTATTTTCGTAGATATTTCCGATGACTTCATACGTGTATTCTTCAAACAGCTCTGTGTTAAAAATTCGATACTCTAAATCTTCATCAACAGTGACACACACTAATCCCGAATGTCCTATTGAATTTTTGACAACACAAACTTTATTATCTAAGTAATCGAATCCGTTTTGTACGCTGACTAATACTACATCCCATTCAAATATTTCTACGCCATTCTTATCTTTCAGCCCTGTGGACTGCATGAGTTCGTACTTGTCAATCATTCCCCACATGCCGCCGCCTAAATTTACAAGCGGAGCAATAAAGCCTGTTTCATCGTCTATTGTCCAATCCACATTTTTATCATTATGCGGATAGTACATTTCATTTTCTTCTTTTGAATATGCTCTAAACTTCGGTATCATTTGCTGTCCTCCTCGTATTTTTCAATCAATTCCATTACTTTTTTCACTATTTCAAACTCAACAGCTTTTGATTCTTCGAAATCATGTACGATTTCTGGAAACAGTACATCATCAACTACCCACAAAATAATCTGGCGCTTTCCACCAAAATTTATAATTAGATGATCCGATTCCACAGATACTGTTGCTCCTGATTCGATATCATATAAATCCATGCTGAATTGAATGAGCTTTTTTATCATTTGCTGTCCTCCAAATCACTCGACTTCACGAATACACCATCTACCATCTTCCCTGTGCGTCCTTTGATTTCGTTGTACGCCATTTCTAAACACTCTTGTACATTTGTCCCTTTTTGCATGGAAAGGATAATCAGAGTGACGATTACGTCTCCTACGCTATCTTTAAATAGCTCATCATTACTTCTTGCCATTGCCGATGCTATTTCCCCGAATTCCTCAGCTACTTTCAAAAACTGTGCTTTTGGATCTGCTTGATCCAATCCCTTATCTTTAGCCCACTGCTCTACTTTTGTGATTAGTTCGTCCATTTTTTCTCCTCCACATACCTAAATTGTCGTCCTTTTGAATCAATCCATAAGCTCCTAGCTCTATCCCAGATAATGTTTTTGCTCAGACCAGTAATTTCAGATAACTGTTCAGCAGTACCTGTTACTAGAATTCGATCACCATGCCAGATTGCAATTTTTCTCGGCGTTTTCCGTTTAGGCTTTTCAATCCACATTAATTTGCCGAGCTTTTGGACTTCTGCAACTATTTCTTTGTCTTCTTGCCAAGATTCTGACTTGGTTAATTCAGCAATTCGTTTCATTGCCGCTTTCTTATCCACGCTCATTCCTCCAATCTACGAATTCCCCTTCTTAAATTCACTATGTGTAAATCGATTGCCTTTCTCGCCGTTTCATTGACCATCACTGCCTTTGTTAGTTCCAGATCGTCAATCTCACGCTGAAGGCTTCGAATACGCATTTGAATCACTTCTTCTGTTGTCATGATGATTCCTCCACGTATCTAAACGTTCTCTTCTTAGCGTCTGTGTAGCCACACCTTGCTCTTTTCCTCACGATTTTCTCGTGCAAGCCTGTGAGACTTGCTAACTGCTGAGCAGTTCCTGTGACTAGGATTTTGTCGCCATGCCAGATTGCGATTTTCCGTGGTCTTAGCTTGCTACTCTTGTCTGCCCACATCTCTCTTCCAAGCCTCATTACTTCTGATGCAGCTTCTTTGTCATTTTGCCAATCTTCTGAATAAGTCAATTCGATAATTCGCTGCATTGCCGCTTTCTTATCCATCCCGACGTTCCCCTTTCAATAATTTGAGTACTTGATCAAGTGCGCTCTCACGTCCACCATGGAACGTGTTGAGCCACTTGTCTTCGTACGAGGCGCTTTGTCTTAAAGCTTCTTGATGCATTAGTTCGATCTGTGCTGTAAATGTTTTTAGATCCATCTGATTACACCTGCTCAAGTTCACTAAGATGTTTTTGCAATCCTTTAACGCAATCAACAAATAGTAATTTTGTATAAGCTAAATTTCTTAATTGTGTTGCATCGATATAAAGTGCGAAATAGTATCTGAGTTTACTCCAACTTGAACGATCATTCTTAATTCGTTCGATTCCAGCTTCATCAAGTTGTTCATAAACGTCTCTCAGAATCTCTATTTCCTCACCAGTTTTGTAACTTGCTATTTCATTGATCAGTTCTAGATAATCGATTTTCAATTTTCCACCTCTTAGAATGGTGCTTTTGATTGTCTATTAGCTCGTTCTAGCGCTTTTTTCTTTTGATAGGCTTCTTGGTCGATTGCCCATTCTGGAAGCTTCTCTCGTCGTCCTGTGCGCTTGTATGCACCACTTGCATTCTTAGGCTCACTTTTTTCTTTCCTTGCCCAACTTCGAATAGTTGCCAAATAGTTTTTATAAGTCTTACCAGATGATTCACAATACTCAGATAGCCGTTCTATTCGTTCTTGATAGTCATTAGGGAATTCTATTTTGAGTTTCTCCATCTGCTCATCTGACAAAAGAACATTTTTATACTCTCCGTATTTATGACGGATGGGCTTAGCCTTCGATTTTTTCGAAGGCGGTAACTCTCTTATATATTCTTTTGTATTATTAAATGTATTATTAAAAGATGTATTATTATCTTTGACTTTTTCGTCAATAGGGGTATTGCGTTTTTCGTCAATAGGGTATTGATTAATTCGTAGGTACCTATTGATTATTTGATTGGTACCCTCTTTGTAAATGATTTCCCGATTCAAGTATCCAAACTTAATCAAATCACTTACCCATCGCGATATGGTCTCTTTATTCACACCATATAAATCTGCAAAGTACTCATTGCCTGCCCAACAAAAGCCTCTTTCATTACACAAGGCCGTTATCTCTCCGTATAACAACTTAGTATTTGGTTTAAGTCTTTTGTCGTACCTTACGTTGGCTGGTATAATCGCATAATAACTTCGATGTTCTGTCATTTTTACCCTCCAATATTTAACTTTTTGATTGTTTCCTGGTTTAATTTGATCCCTTTGATTTGATATTTATTTTTGAAATTGATCACACCTATCTTGTGCTTCTCTGTGTGATGGATTCTGCAGAGTGCTGCAAATGTGTACTCTGAATGATCAACTTCTTTGCGCTTTCGTCTTCCTAACGCTTTGTCAAAGTGATCGATGTCAGCTCCTGTTTTGCCACAGATACAACAAACTCTTTTTGTAATGCATTTGTAGAAGTAATATTCTTGATTCGCTGGTAAAATCTCATAGCCTTCTTTGAAAGGAATATGATGTTCAAAGATGAAATCTAAGATGATATTTGCTAAGACATTGGCATCACTCACGGTTGTGCTCGATTCGTCTTTGAGGCTTATTTCGCGCCCTGTGACACCTTCGAAACGGAAGTAGAAGAATTCCTTCCAGAAGTCCGTTGGCATGCCTGTATCGATAAAAATATCGCCTATCAGCGCATAGATGAAGTTTCGTTGCTGTACGGTGAAACGTCTAGGATCAATAAAACGAATTTCAATAACTCGATCACCATCGTAGCCGTCATACATCGTCTTTAGTCGATCAATGTTCACTTCCTCATTGATGGTTGCGCCTATGTCTTTCCCTTTGAACTTTTTCAGAACCGCTGAATATGAATCGATTAATGGTTTAAACACTCATATCACTTCTCTTTTGTTTCTTCTCTGTACTGATCTTCAAGCCAATTAACGCCTCGTTTTAGAATGCCCAAGTCTCTCTTGGTCCATTTACTGTCATCAGCGGTTATAGAAGCCGCATCAGTCAATGCAACAATTGCTTCATCAATTGATTTTTCGTACTTGTTAGCAACCAGTTGTAAAGCATCCAAGAATAGCTTTTTGCTTCTTTGAGTAGCTGGTTCAAGCATCGAGACATCTTCTGGCATGTCTTCACCTGCAAAAATATATAACCCAAGTCCAAACATAGCAAGATTCTTTACTAGGCAGCGCATGATTGTCTTATTGATATCAAACATAGTTGCTGCTTCAACTCGCTTTTCGATTTTTCCAACAATCTCTTTTTTCTTCGTTTCGTTATTCCACTGATAATCATTGACTTCGTAGGTATATGGCTCATCTTTCATTGCCTTGTTTGCACCATCCATGACTGGTAACCACATGTCACGCTTTACTCCGTTGACTGTGATACTGGTAAAAACCATATAGCCTGTTTTTTCATCAAAGAGGTATGGACGATGCGTTTCTGGATCACGATAGATTTCGTAGTCTACTTCTTCGCAGATTTTGCTGACTTCTGCCCATGCCCATGCCCAGGACAGATAAGTTAGTTTGTTTCTTTTTTCAACAACATCATTGACGGTTATCTTGTATAGACTATTGAATAATTTGTTATCGTTGCGTTTCGTTCCTTCACTCATCAAATTCTGCCTCCATTTCAGCAATGTATTTCTTACCTGGTCCGTAATAAGAGATATCAATCAAGTTATCCCTTTCATACTCTTCTAATGCATCAATCAAGCCATCTTCGATGACGTAAATATATTCAGGTTTATTTGAATGTTTTAATAGATGAATAAGGTAAACATGATCCCAAATACTCACAAAATTGCCCAAATCGTCTTGATCGCACGCTAGCTCTTCATTTGTCAAAAGATTTCGTCTGATTTTTCGATTATTTGTTTCCTCGACATTCGATTTGCCCCAACTAGGATCAGTCAAATATTGATCTAGAGTGGAAAGTTCTTTTTTCATGTGGTAACATCTCCTTAGATGTATTTTGTATGTGACTCTATGCTTGCCGGCTGAGTCACTTTTTTATTTGTTGCCATGCCTTTTTCTTGTCGATTTGTTGTTGGCTTAGGATGATTGGTTTGTTATGTCTCCACCAGCGATTAGCAATTACCGTCCCTATTCTTAGCGCTTCAGCTCTATTCATTGTCATCACCAAAAAGTCTCTGTTGTCTGTTCAGTTGATCAATTTCCATACGGATCGCAGTTTCTGGCAACCACATTTCAATAAATGAAACAGCATCATCGAATCTCTTACGAGGTAACTCGCCATATCTTGGGATTGAAAAGGTACGTTTAAATTCAGACCAAAATTTTGAGAATACTTTTTTGCTGATTTCTTCATAAGCTCGGCTTTCTTTACCTCCCAAAACTTCCATAACTTTCATATTTCCTTTTTGCTTAATTTCAAACTCTTGTTGTCCGCTAATTCGCATAGTATCTTTAAGCATGGAGACATCTTTTTTTACATCTTTCATTTCTTCTAATTGGTAGATCATCATGTCTTCAATCGTTTGAGGAACAGTATTTTTACGAATGACATCTTCCATCTCGTTGAATGCTTCAATAAATTTGAGTTTGAAGCTTATTGCTTTACTTCCAGTGAATCCCATAGCTAACAAGGAAAATCCATCTCTATTCATGAAAAAAACTCTCCGACTTCTCCCATACGTGTCCGGCTCGTTTCCTTCTACAAACATCTTCTCAAAATTGAGCACATCTTCAACATTGGCCGAATTTTCGACCGATCTTTTTACTGATTCAATTGCTTCTAGCACATGCTTATGTTTCTTTTCGAAAGCTTCAGCTACTTGCAAGCTCGTAGTCACAGCTTCTTTATTTTTCAAAATTACTAATTCTTGCATTTTTATTTCTCTCCTTTTGGTATAATTTAGGTAAAAACTGGTGGTGTTTATAATGAAATTAAATCAAGATTGCGTACGTGACATACTCCTTCTAATCGAGGATGAGATTTCTTTTGGAAGTTTTCTACGATTAGACTTCTTCTTAGCCTCTGAAAAACTATCGAAATATGATAGTGAGACTATAAAATACACACTTGCTAAACTTGATGAAACAGAATTTCTGAAATCAAATACTAGATGGGTAAATAATGATTTAGCATCTTTTTCTACTGGAATGATTACGTGGAAAGGTCACAAATTTTTAGATACAATCCGTGATGAAAAAGTTTGGTCAAATACAAAATCGATTATCTCTAAATTTTCAAGCGTATCTATAAGCATGGTAGAATCAATCGCATCCAATGTAATAACTCAACTTATAGAAAAACAGTTACGCGTTTAATTTAAATTCAGTTCTTCCAACCAGTACGTATAAATTGTTTTTTGCTTCAGGAAATTGCTTTATCATTTCATTGAATTCTTCAGTGTTTAATAAACTTGATGATAGGTTATTAGTATGCTCGACAACAATTGGGATATTGTTTTCTTCATCTTTGTAGAAATAAATAATCTCCATTAGTCAGTCCCTCCCGACTGGCTTTTTCGCTCTATACTCAGCTTCATCCAGCCCTATAAAAATCCAAACCATGTAAACGATCGTTCCTATCAACGCTTGTCTATTTCCCCAAAGTCCTAAAGCGTAGATGATTAGCGGTGCGCTGAATACTAATGTTCGATTAAACTTTCCCATGTTTTTCCTCCTTTAAATTTTGTATTTAGCCATCAGTTCATCGATGTCCTTTTTGTCATATCTCAAAAAGCCATCTATACGAATTTCTTTTAAACCGTGAGCTATTAACTTCTCAAAGCCTTGATCGTTTACACCTCCCACATATTTTCTAGCTTCGATTTTTTTCAAATATCGTGTTTCTGAAAGATTCTTTTTTGAAAGCTGATTAAGTGCGTCCTTCACAACTTCAACAATTGCAATTCTCAAACGAGTCAGAAACTCTTCGCTTAGAATATTCATGACTAGCCTCCTATCGAATTCTGTAATCACGGATGATCTCTAGAATAGTTCTGTTTGCCTTTGGTCCACTCCAGTGTCCATCAAGAATTTGTTGCATTCGTACACGCGTGTGACCATAAGCAGTAGCCAAATCATCCATAGTTATTCCATTCTCTTTCATAAATTCTTTGATCGCCGCACGACCGTTATCCAAGTTTGACATTAACCCACTTCCTTTTTTATAAATTTGTAAGTTAAAGTGATAGAAAAATATAATTTCCATTGACATTTTTACACTATAGAGTAAAATGAATACATAGAGAAATAAGCCTATAACAAAGCCTTTTATTTGCACTTGGTCGCCAAACTTTATGCTATAAGGTGTGTTTTTAGTTTGCTTTTTTCTATCAAATTAACTTACGGATAAATAATAACTCTATATCGTAAAATTGTAAAGCTATTTTTACTCTTTTTCGTAAATTATTTTTTCGTGTTGGAAAGGAACGTTGGAATGACAACATTTGAAAGAATAAAAGAACTAGCGAAAAACAAGAATAAAAACCTTCAACAAGTCGCTAAAGATTTGAAGTACGGAGAGAATTACTTTTATAGTTTAAATGCAGGAAAACAGCCAACTGCCGAAAAGTTACAAGAAATTGCTGACTACTTCGACGTATCTGTAGATTATTTGCTAGGACGTACTGAGAAAAAAAGATACTATGATTTAACAGAAAAAGACGAGCGTGATATTCAACAAGAATTACAGTCATTAATCGACGATTTATCTAATGCTGATGGAATGGCTTTTTCGAAGAAAGATAATGAAATGAGTGAAGCGACACGTGAAGCTCTCATTATTTCTTTAGAGAATGCTTTGCGAATAGCTAAAATAGAAGCTAAGAAAAAATACACACCTAAAAAATATCGCGATTAAAAGGAGTACGTTGTTTATGTATTTACCTCAAATTGATAACAAAATTAATAAGCTGGTAAAACTATATCAAACACGCAATCCTTTTAGAATTGCACGAGAATTGAAGATACTAGTTTTAGAAGAAGATTTGGGAGAAATTTATGGTTACTATAGTAAATTCAAACAGATAAAAATGATCCACATAAATTCTAGTTTAGATGAGATGGGAAAATGGATAACTTGTAGTCATGAATTAGGCCACTGTGTTTTGCATCCGAATGAAAACACACCTATGTTGTCTAAAAAAACGCTAGTATCTGAATTAAAAATTGAAAAAGAAGCAAATTATTTCGCAACTCATCTGACTATTGATCCAACTTTAGACGGCTTTGATCATATGACAAAATATGAAAAGCTCGTCTGCTTTGGATTACCAGATGAATTCGATCGTTTCTTGTGAATTATAATACAACGTAAGGAGGATATAGATGAAAATAGGAATGAGAAAACCAAGTATAAAAAAATCCATAAGCGCTAGAACCACTGGAAAAGCAAAAAGAAAAGTAAAAAAAGCAGTTATTCCTGGTTATGGGAAAAAAGGTAGCGGCTGGATTAAAGACCCAAAAAAGGCTGCTTACAATAAAGTATACAAGAAAACTACATTCAGTTTTTGGGATTTATTTAAATAAAAAAAGCCCGTGCAGCAACACGGACTCGAAACCTTATTTCTAAGATTCCCCAATAAAAATCATATCATAGAAATGAGGAATAAAAAATGAAAAAAATGATAGGAAGTCTGTTAGTTCTTGCTTCCCTACTACTCTTCACTGCTTGTGGGAAAAAAGTAACCACAGATGATTTAAAAGCTAATGATTGGTTGATTGAAGCAACCAAAGATGACGAACCAAATATGATAGCATCATTTTCTGATCATATCGTTTCTCTTAGTGTTGACACAAGCAAAATGAAATCTACAGCTAGCGATGAGTGGGAAGCCATGGGAGAAGAATTTGCTAAAAGCCTAGTTGATCAAATGAATTATAAATTTGAATACACTCTTGAAGGTAATGTTATGACTTGGAAAGACGACAAAGACAAGGATAACGATGCCAAGTATACCGTTAGCAAAGAAGACAAAAACATTATTTTGACTCCAGAAAAATCTAATAAATCTGATGATAAAGAGAAATTAGTTTTAAAACCCTACAAAAAGGAAAAAACTAAAGACTCTAGAACAACTACTAGCTCAACAAGTAGCAACGAACAATCATCTTCGACTACAACAGAAAGTACTATTGCATCTTCTAGTACTGTAGAACAAGCTGCTATTGCGCAGAATACGCCTCCTGAAACTAGTAGTACTTACTCTGCTGAAAGTGTAGAAAACTATGCAGAAGCTACTCCTAGTTCAAGTGTTGAACAAGTTTCACCCACTCCCAGTTCAACGGAGCAATCAGTACCACAAGATTATGTACCAGCTAATCAAGCTCAACCAACGGCACCTTCTTCATCTGAAACCGAAACCTTGACTTTGCAACCTGGTGAAGGGCCCAAACAAATAGCTGAACGAGCTGGAATTACGGTAGATCAACTGTTTGCATTAAACGGTATGGATCCAAACAACTACATGCTTTATCCAGGACAAGAACTAAGAGTGAAATAAAAAAAGCACATTTGCCGCCCGACCAAGAACGCAAATGTGCAAAGAGCTACGGTAAAGTAGGTCTATTTGTTGTACCCTATTTTACCATCTCGAAATCCGCTGTACAACCGAACAAACGTACGAAAGGAAAGATAAAGATGGCAAAAAAAGAAATTGATAAACGAATTAAAAAGCACTTAACAAAAAAAGGCGAAGAAAAATATCAGTTTAGTCTGTACTTAGGAGTTGATCCTCTAACAGGAAAAAAAAGAAAAACAACGAGACGAGGTTTTAGTACGCCATTAGCCGCTGAGAGAGCTTTAAAAAGATTGGAGACAGATATACAGGAAAAAGGACTGCAAGCTTCTACAGCTCAAAAGAGCAAGAAATTCGAATATGTTTACGGCTTATGGTTTGAAAATTATAAAAAGACAGTTAAAGAAAGCACTTGGTCCTCCACCAAACAAATTTTTGACACACACATCTTAAAAGTGTTTGGAGATAAGTTCATTGACAAAATAGACGTTTTTTTCTGTCAAGAAGCAGTAAACACTTGGTCCGATAGTCATCCTAAAATTTTTAAGAAAATAAAAAATTACACATCTAATGTTTTTGATTACGCTGCTTCTTTACAAATTATAACTAGCAATCCTATGAAATTAGTTTCTATTCCACGCGGAGAAGCTCTAGATATCGAAGATAAAAATATCGAATTTTATACTAAAGAAGAATTAATCGAATTTTTAGAAGCAATAAGAAACGATGATGATGAAAGATATTTATTCTTTTCCCTATTGGCTTTTACAGGTATAAGAAAAGGAGAAGCTTTTGCACTGACCTGGTCGGATATTGATTTTAAGAACAAAACACTCAATATTAACAAAACTGTAACAAGAGGTTATCAAGGGAGATTGATCGTAAATACTCCTAAATCAAAATCTGGAAAAAGAAAAATTTATCTGGACAATGATTTGATCAGTTTATTGAGAAAGTATTATACAAAAAACAAAACGATCGTTACAATCCAAAGCGAAAACTTAATTTTTCACCATGATGGTCTTCTCTATAACCCTACAGTTTCACGTTCGTGGCTTAATGTCATATATAAGCATCATCCAGAATTGACTAAAAGAATCACTACTCATGGTTTTCGACATACTCATGCCTCTCTCCTTTTTGAATCAGGAGCTTCTTTAAAAGATGTTCAGGAACGTTTAGGGCATGCAGACATTCAAACTACTTCAAATATTTACACTCACGTAACTGAAACTCAAAACAAAAAAGTCATCAATAATTTTGTAGCATTTATGAAGAACAGTACTCAGGGGGAGTCAAAAGGAGAGTCAAAAAACATTTTAGGCTAA